AGATGTCGAGCAGCGTGTCCATAGCCGCAACATACCACATGGCTTTTGCCCCTTTCTGTCGCGCCGCATTCATGCGCGCGACCATGCTTTCAGCGTCCCGCTTCATTTCGATCGTCTCCATGTGGCTACTGCACCTGGGGATGCCAGGCACCGGTTCGCGTTGCTGCGCAGACCGGTGCCGCTCTTGTAACACGTCACCCGGAGTTGCGTCATGTTGAACCCCTATTCGGAAACCGAACGGCTTGAGGCGATGGCGAGCGCCGCGATGCGCGCCAGCCAGACGCACTTCAACCACCTGCCGATCCGCTACCTGATCGACCCTCCGACAGACATGTTCGACGCCAAGCTGGCGCGGCAGATCGCGATCCATGTGCTGAACGTCGAGTTCAACATTCCACGCCGGAGGCTGGTCGAGCTGCTCGGCGTGGCCCGCTGGACGGTGATGCAGTCGGTGCGGGTTGTGGAGCGCCGCCGTCTGGAGCCGGTCTTCGAGCGGGCTTACGAGCGCATAGCCGCGCGCGCCAAGGACAATTTCATGACGAAGCTCGTCGAAGACGCCGAGCAGGCCGAACATGTTGGAGCCGCGTGATGGCCGAGCTTATCCGCCTGAAACTGGCCGAACTGCACATAGGCGATCGCCTGCGCCCGGTCGACATGGAGGTTGCGGTCGCGATCGGCGCGTCGTTCGAGGAACGCGGGCAGATCTCGCCGATCACGGTGCGCCGCACACCGGCCAAGAACAAGGGTGCGACGCCTTACACGCTGGTGACGGGCGGACACCGCTGCGCCGCAGCCGGCATCATCGGCTGGGAGGAGCTGGACGCGCTGGTGGTGCAGGCCGACAGCGAGGAAGCGGCGCTGATGGAGATCGCCGAGAACCTATACCGCAACGAACTCAACGCGCTCGATCGGGCGATCTTCGTGCTGACCTATCGCGAGATGTGGGAGAAGCAGCACGGGAAGATCGCGCAGGGCGGGGACCGGCGATCAAAGGGGCACGATGCCCCTTTGAAACAGGACACCGAGTGCCCTGTTTCTAGCGAAGCGGGTGACCGCCGATCAAAGGACACCGAGTGCCCTTTGATCGTCTTCGCCCCCGGCCGCGAGCTTTCGCAGCGTGTGCAGGATCAACTCGGCTTCGGTGCGACCACCTACAAGAAGGTCACCCGCATCGGTCAGAACCTGCATCCGGCGCTGCGCGCTGCCCTGCGCGGCACCGGGGCGGAGGCCGACCAGACCAAGCTGCTCAAGCTGGCGCGGCTTGCCGCCGACGATCAGCTTCGCGTTGCCGCGTCTCTCCGGGAAAAGCCCGACCTGAAACTGGCCCTGTCCTGGCTGAAGCCGGAGAAGCCGGCGAAACCCAGCGCCGATGCGCAGGCGGACGTGCTGCGCAAGATCCTCGCGCTGCTCGACCAGGCCGATTACGGCACGCTGTGCATCGTCCGCGAGCAGATCGGCGAGAAGCTCGACGACACGATGGGGAAGGCGGCATGAAGCCCGAGCCCCATCAGCCAGATTTCTTCGCCGAGCCGGTATTTCCGACCCGCTATCCGGTCGAGCATATCGACATCGAGCGGTTCCGCGCCCGGCTGAAGCGCGAGATGGCGCGCGCCATCCGTGAATGCCCTTACGACCGGGCGACAGTGGCGGCGCGCATGTCGGCCTATCTCGGCCTGCCTGTGACGAAGGCGTCGCTCGATGCCTACACAGCTGAAAGCAAGGAAGGGCGCGACGTCAGCCTGCCACGCTTCAAGGCGTTCGTGCGGGCGACCGGCTCGTTCTGGTTATGGGACATTGTGGTGAGCGATGACGGGCTTCTCCTGCTTCAGGGAGAAGAGGCCAAGCTCGCCGAGATCGCGCGTCTGCGGCAGGAACAGCGCAAACTCGCTGCCGAAATCCGCAAGCTGACTGCCGCGCCTGTCCACATCAAACGGGGCGCGCGATGAAAGAGTGGTATTCGGTCGCCGAACTCGCCGCCGCGAAGCTTCCCGGCCTGCCCGACAATGTGAAGGGTCTGGACCGAGTTGTTCGCCGTGGCGGCTGGCGGGACAACGCCGCGCGTTGCCGCAAACTGGCAGGCCGTGACGGCGGCGGCGGCTACGAATACCACTATTCCCTGCTCCCGGACGCGGCGCGCTCGAAACTGGCATTCCTCGACGCCGCGCCTGCAATCACCCAGGAGGAGGCTTCAAAGCTGCTTTGGCGGCGTTTTGAAGCCCTGACCGACGCGCAGCGCGCTGTCGCCCAGAAGAGGCTCGACGCTGTGCTGGAATGTGACGCCATGCGCGCGGCCGGGCTTAGTGCGCGCGAGGCCGTTGCCTATGTCGAGGTCAAGTTTGGCGTCTCCCGCGCCTCCCTCTATTCATGGCGGCAGGCCGTCGCTGGAAAACCCCGCCAGGACTGGCTGGCCGTGCTCTCTCCCGATAGCCCGGCCGCGAACGGCGTCCTGCCGGACCTCGCCGAATGTCATGCCGACGCATGGGACGTGCTGGCGTCAGATTACCTGCGCCCTGAAGGGCCAAAATTCTCGTCCTGCTACCGGCGCATGGCCGCGACCGCGAAGAAGAAGGGCTGGGCACCCATACCATCCGAGCGGACACTGCGCCGCCACATGAACCTGAAGGTTCCCCACGCCGTGCAGGTTCTTGCGCGCAAGGGCAAGGAAGCGGCGCGCCGCCTGTTTCCGGCGCAGGAGCGTTCGGTCGCTCACCTAACTGCCATGCAATATGCCAACACGGACGGCCATCAGCTCGACCTTCATGTGCGGATGCCTGACCGGGAGAAGTGGACCCGCGTCTACCTGATGGCGACGCAGGATCTCTACTCGCGCAAGATCCTGTCCTGGACGCTGACCGAAGCCGAAACATGGGAAGCCGTGCGCACCATCGTCGGCTCCATGGTCGAAGCGCACGGCATCCCCGAGCGCCTCTACATGGACAATGGCCGGGCGTTTGCGTCGAAGAAGATCTCCGGTCAGTCGAAGCGGCGGCATCGCTTCAAGATCACTGAGGACGAAGTCGCCGGCCTCCTGAAGACGCTCGGCATCGATGGGCGCTTCGTGCAGCCCTATTCAGGCCAGTCCAAGCCCATCGAACGCGGCTGGGGAGACCTCGCCGAGGAAATCTCCAAGCATCCCGATATGGCCGGTGCCTATACGGGCCACAGCCCTCAGCACAAGCCCGAGAACTACGGCAAGTGGGCTGTGCCTATCGACCAGCTCGAAAGGCATGTCAGCGCCTGCATTGACGAACACAATGCCCGTGTCGGCCGGCAGACAGAAACGGCAAAAGGGCGCAGCTTCGACGCGGTGTTTGCCCAGAGCATGGCGGACCCGGCGAACCTCGTGCGCTTCGCCAGCCCAGTGCAGAGATCGCTGTGGATGCTGACGGCCGAGACGGTCACGGCCCGCAAGCCTGCCGGCTCCGTGCATCTGGCCGGTAATCGCTACTGGTCGCGCGAGCTCAACGAGTTCATCGGCCGCAAGCTGACGGTCCGGTTCGATCCTGCCGATCTGCACGGCGCGGTGAAGATCTACGATCGCGACGGCCGCTTCATCTGCGATGCCGCCTGCGTCGACAAGACCGGCTTCGACTGCCAGGCCGCAGCACGCGAGCAGGCCCGCGCCAGAAACGAATTCGGCAAGTCCACGAAGGCGCAGAAGGACGCAGCGCGCCGGCTCAACGATCTGGAACTCCAGGAGATGCTGAAGCGTGGTGAACGCGCCGATGGGCAGAAGCCCAGGCCGGCCCGACCCAAGGTCACGCGACTCATCACTCAACAGCAGCCAGCCCCGGTGGCCGAGCTGATCGACGAGCAGCAGTTCGCTGCCGACTACAGCCGGGGGCTGGCCAAACTGGAGGGTGGTGAAGCCGCCATCATTCAATTCCCGAAAGGAGATCGGCCGGCAGCGCCCGGCACACGAGTGAAGAGCCGATAAGTATCGCGTTCGGTTCCAAAAAAACGGCGGGCCAGAAGGCCCGCCAGCAACAACAAAAAGGAACCCTAGATGAATAAACTTTTGAGCACAACTCCCGATTGGACCGTTAATTCCCCGACACCTGCCTTTGTCGAAAAGCACGGCGCGGCCGAGGTCGAGCGGTGGCGAAAGCTGCTTGTCCGAGTGATCGACGTGGCGCGTGAACGCGAGTGGAGCAAGGCGGAGGTCGGCCGGCGCGCCGGCGTGAAGGAGGCAACCTTCAGCCAGTGGAGCAACGGCAATTACCCAGGCACGCTGCGCAATGTCAACGATAGCATAAGCAATTGGCTGGACGTGCTCGATGAGGGTGCGAGCATCGCCACCGGCCTGCCCGTCTCGCCGACCTTCCTGCGCACGGCTACAGGCTCCGAAATATTCAACGTGCTGCTGACCTCGCAGATATTGCCCGGCTTCACCATGATCGTGCTGCCCTCCGGGACCGGAAAAACGTTCGCGGCACGTCATTTCGCCGCGACAAGACCCCACGCATGGCTGGCGACGATCAGTCCGCAATCCAAGACGCTGCACGGGCTACTGGTCGAACTGGCGGCGGAGCTGGATGTGCAGGAACACAACCCGGCGCGTCTCGTGCGCGCCATCGGACGAAAGCTCCAGCGCATAGGTGAAGGCTCGCTGTTGATCGTGGACGAGGCCCAGAACCTCGTGCCAGACGCAATCAACCAGCTCCGCCATTTCGTCGATATCTACCGCTGCGGGGTCGCGCTCGTCGGCAATGAAACGACTGCTGCCGGCTTCCTGAAGGATCGGGCTTCGATCAACAGCCGCGCGCAGGTCCTGACACGCTTCGATCGTAGGCTGGCGATGGAACTCGACCCGGCTGGCGACGCACTTATGTTGATCGAGGCGTGGGGAGTCGATGACCCAGACTGCGTGAAATTCCTGTCGGGCATCGCCACGAGGCCGGGTGCGCTGCGCAACATCGACCGGACCTTGCGCGCCGCGCACCTGCTGGCGCTCGGTTCAGGCCAGGACCTCGGGCTCAAGCACCTGACGGCAACCTGGCGCAACCGCGACCTGGGGGAACTGGCATGAGCGACCCAAGCTCCACCTTATCAGGCGAGCTGCGCCGGGTCGGCGAAGCGATCGGCAGCGGCAAGATCATTGAACCGAAGGCGATCTCCATTCTCCTCCTGAAGCTCGGCGAGCTTGCCGCCATTCAGGAACGGGAACTGCGCATCCTTCGCGAGCTGGAGGCGGGCGGTGAACTGCGCGCGGGTAGGGCCGAACAGACGGCCGCGCGCTTGGCACAAACAACTCCACACCAGCAGGGAAACGTCTTCTTCCACCCGACATTCGGAGGGAAGAAATGATGTCCACTACCTGCACACATACGACACAGGCCGAGCAGATTGCGCGCGAGATCGAGCCGATCATGCGCCGGTTCGTCGCCCAGGAAGTTGCCCGGCTGACACCTTCGCTGACCCCGGCGCAGGTCAAGGCGGCGCGCGCAGATCGGGAAATTCTCGATGCGTCGACAAAGGTCGGTCTCGCGACCGACGGGCTGTTGCAGGCGCGGTTCTCGGGCGCAGGAGAAATCCTTGCTCGCAACAAGCTGCTCACCGCGACCCGCCAGCTTCATAGCCTCATGAAGAAGCACGGGAGGTTGCCTTGAAGTCGCTGCTTGAACATGCCGCCGACGTCGGCGTGATCGACCTTGCCGCGTGCATCATCGCCAATCCGCGCCGGGCGCGGGTGAGCCTGGCCGGCGAACTGGCGCTTGCGCTGGCGGTCAAGCAGTTTTGGTTGATCTGCCTGGAGGCGGACATCCTCGTCCACGCTTTGGCGCTGCCCGAAACAACAGACGACGGGCGGGCCGACACAGCCCGCGCCGACATGATCGCCGCTCAGGCGGCCACCATCCAAACCCATCTTGCCGCCCTGCGCGGCGATCAAAGCCAGGAGTGAATTCCATGGATACCGTCATTCTCGAAGACCGCCCGACCGGCGACGTTATCGTCAACGGCAGGGCCTATCGTGCCGATGCCAAAGGAGCCCTTATTCCCGTCGAGGCGATCAAGGCCGAACACCTGCTGGAGGACGAGACCGTCCGCAAGGTGCTTGGCTACGCCCGAGAGCTGTCGGACCAGGTTGCACGGTTCAAGCAGCACACTTTTGACGATCTCGCTTCCTTCGAAGCGATCCTTGCCCAGCAGTATCAGGGTCGCGTCGGCGGTGCGAAGGGCAACAAGACCTTCATGACATATGACGGGCTGATGAAAGTGCAGGTCCAGGTGCAGGACTACATCGATTTTGGACCGCAATTGCAGGTCGCGAAGGGCTTGCTCGACGAGTGCTTCCGCGAATGGTCAGACGCCAGCCGGGCCGAGGTGCGGACGATCTTCACGGATGCATTCAATGTCGACAAGGCTGGCCAGATCGACCGCGCACGCATCTTCGGATTGCTGCGCTATGATTTCGAGGACGAGCGATGGAAGCGCGCCATGGATGCCATCCGCGCCGCGATGCGCGTCGTCGGGTCGAAGATTTATGTGCGCTGCTACGAGCGTCCGCGTCCCGACGCGGACTGGCGCTCCGTCACAATCGACCTGGCCAAGGCATAGTGGGAGCAGCGTGATGGCGATCGAAAAGTTTTACAATGACGATGGCACACCGGCCAGCCTCGAAACCTTCCTGACCGCGAAATCGCCGGTGATGAGGGTAGTCGGCCGGGGCATCGCGTCCGGATGGACGAAGACGGCAATCGAGTGGATGCAGGCCGAGGTCGATCGGGGCACCGAGGGCCCGGTTGTGCTGGAGGCGCTCTCGCACCTCTACATCGAGACGGCGGCAGCAATCGCCGCCGCGTGTTTCAGTGTCCGCGCCGACCAGCACGTTCTGCAGAACTTGATGCGTCACCTCGAACGTAAATTTCCGGCCGCCGTCGCCCATACGCGCGCGCTCAATCACACCGCAGGAGACGCATCATGAGCATCCACGACCTGATCCGCGAGCGGACCGGACTGGCCGCGAGCTACGCCACTTGCGGCATGTTTAGCGAGGCGGCGCGCGTCTATCGCGAGCTGGCCGGCGATCTCGACCTGCATATGGGCCGGGTCGACGCCTGGGCCGGCATGCGCCGCGCGCAGCTCGAAACGACGGGTATGTCACCTGATGTGATCGCGGCGACGATCGCCGAGGAGGACCCAGTGAATTTGCAGGGGTCCGGGCCGGGACCGATCGAGCCAAGAGGAGATGCGTGATGTCGATTGATCGGATCAGAAGCCGCATCCGCCACTTGCGGGAGATGACCTCGGCACGCGGCTGTACCGAGGCCGAGGCGATGGTGGCGGCCGAGAAGGCGGCGCAGCTGATGCGCCCTGACTATGGGCAGGAGTTGCCACGCTTCCTGCACGAAGGGGTCGATCTCTTTCTCGCCGCCGAAATACGCTGCGGTAGCCATTTTTCCTCTCCCTTTGACTTTTCCCCTTTCGAGCGTATCTTTCGTGTGCTTCGCAGACAAGGCGAAGCCGGATTTGACAGTCCGTCCGTTGGAGCGCCCGAGCAAGGCGCATGGCCGCAAGGTCAGCGCCTTTTGCTATGGCCGGGCAGCGTGGGGAGCCGCAAGGCTCGCCGCGTGCTCCACGTCGGTCTGTCAACCCGCGACTGCCCGGCCACCCGATTGACAGCGAGTTGCTGGGCGCTAACCAAAGGAGCACAACATGACTATCGAAATGACTATGGCCACCGTGCAAGCGCGCATCTTTACGCTGCCGGGACGCCCCCCGTTTATGATGGCTCGCGACCTTGCCGAGTTCTATCAGGTCAAGGTGAACCGGATCATGGAGCAAGTGCGTCGCAATATTGGCCGCTTCCCAAACGATTTCATCTTCGAGATGACGGACGAGGAATTTCGTTTGCAGATTACGCATTTTGCGGAGACTGCGGAGCGCCGCAGAACGGACCTCACGCATTACGGCTTCACTCGCGAGGGAGCCTTGCAATTGTCGGCCGTTCTCACCGGCCCAGTAGCGGACGAGGTGTCCGTCATCATCATGCGGACCTTCGCAGAACTGGAACGACAGGCGCAGGCGCGCATGGAAGCGATGCTGCTGAAGCTCTCGGTGGAAGAAACCAAACGCAAGCCGCTCCGCATCCAAATTGTGCGCGGCGTGGAAGCCGGGCTCAACCTCGACGGCATCTGGCGACTTGGTTCTGCCAGCCGGCCGCGGCTGGCCGCAGAGGCGCGCATCTGCCTTGCACTCGGGCTGATCGACCGGCTGCCGGACGGAATGCCGGCAGAACAGATGGACATTTTTGGCAGGAGCGCCTGACATGCGCAAAGTCTTGCCTCGCTACCCTGTCAAACTGCGTTCTGACATCCTCTGGGACATCGTCGAAGACCCGAGCATCGAAGAGAAGGTTCGCTGCCAACTTCGGGAAATCGCCCGTCATATCGACGGAGAACCACTCCGTCGCTGCTTTATCCGGTTCCCAAGGTAAGCTTGTGCGGCCCTCTTTCGGGAGGGCCGTTCATGGCTGATCTGATCAATCTCGATGCCGAGCGCGGCAAGCGCGACAGGCCGGATGGTGAGTTGGTGGACGTCGATGACGACGGCTTCACGATCTACCTCTACACCGCGCATTACGCCGTCGACGACGAGATCTACGCATACGATTTCTGGGCCTATGACTTCGACCACGCCGAGGCGCAGGTGGCGGCGATCCGCGCAGGTCTCGTGCTGGACGGACAGGTGATGTCGCGCGTGCGCGACGAACGACTATCGGAGCCGGCCACCAAGCCCGAGACCCCGATGCTCGGTATCTTCCTGCTGACGCCGAGCGGAAAGCGCCAGGAACTGACCGTCGACTGCAGCGGCAGTCCGGCTAGGGTCCGTCAGCTTTGCGACATAGCCTTTGCCACAGTCGCGCGGCTGGTCGCGGAGGAATTCAGGTCATGACCAGTATCTGGTTTAGCCCGGAGACCGCGCGAATTCGCTCCTACACCTCCACGTCGAGGGGGCAGTCCCGGTTTATCCGGATCGAGATCGAAGTCTCCGACGCCTACGCATTCGGCGACATCCTGCGGCAACTGGACGATCTGTACGCCCCGAAGCCGAAGAAGAAAACGCAGCTGTTACTCGAAGATCGGCGGGGGAAGCAATGAGAGCGCTCGCGGCCATGCATGCCGGCAAGAAGCAGCTCGGCCTGGACGACGACACCTGGCGGGTGATGCTGATGCGGGTGACCGGCAAGTCGTCGGCCAGGGACATGACAGAGACCGAGCGCAATCGCGTGGTCGAGGAGTTGCGCGCCAAGGGCTTCAAACCCGGTTTTCGGCCTGCTTCGAAGGGGGGTCGAACGCGCCTCGAAGGCAAGTTCGTGCCGAAGCTGCACGCCCTATGGATCGCCGGCTGGAATCTCGGCGTCGTGCGCGACCGCGACGACAAGGCGATGATCGCTTTCGTCCAGCGGCAGACCGGCCTCGACCATGTCCGGTTTCTGCACGACCCGGCCGACGCGGCGCGCGCGATCGAAGGTCTTAAAGGCTGGCTCGGCCGCGCGGCCGGGGTGGACTGGAGCGACGGCAATCACCTGCCGGCCTGGCTGCGATGCGACGGGGCGAAGGTCGCGCTGGCGCAGTGGCACCGGCTGACGCCCGGCGACGAGCACTCGGTGCGCGCCTCCATCGCCGGATTTCGCCGGTTTGTGATGGAGACGGCGCGGCCGATCGACCAGATGCAGCCGCGCGACTGGATACCGGTGATGAACACTCTCGGCGAGCGTGTACGGAGGGTGGTGTGATGGTCGCCTACTCGTTCAATGCGATATTCGAGGATCAGGTCGCGCGCCTGTTGAAGCTCCAGACGTTGCGTGCTGACCGGACGCGTCATGCGCGCCCTGGCGAGCCGGTTTTCGGGGTCGCCTACGCCTGGTTCTGGATCGGCAAGAGCTGGCACCGGCTCGGCCTGCGGAGGTGGCCGTGAAGGGACCTGCCAGCCCGCGCGAGGACGAATTGTTGCGCCTACTCGGGCCGGCCGGGTTCCTGCGCCTGGTCGAGGCGCGGGGCGGCACGCGGCTGTATGTGCCGTCAACGGGTGATCGCACGGCATTGAGCCAGGAACTCGGCCAGGACGTGGTGGATCGGCTGGTCGAGAGCCATCGCCGCAACTACATCATCGTGCCGCTTGCGCGCGAATTCCGTGCGCGGCACTATCGCGCCGCCGGGCAGTCGAATTCGGAGATTGCCTTGCGGCTCTGCGTGACCGAGAAGGCGGTGGAGAAGATGTTCGGCCGCATGGCCGCGCCGCCCGTCAAGGGGTCGGGTGATCCGCGCCAGCTGCGTCTTTTCGGATGACCTCCCGCCCGCTACAGCGGGCATGACCGGATGTTGCCCGACAGTCCATCGTGTGTGTCGTCAATGCCGACCGTGATCGGCATGAAGCCAATCAGCACGGTGATATATGCGCGACAATTTCGACAGATCGCTGGATGTGACGCTCGCCTATGAGGGCGGCTATGTAAATCATCGGAAAGACCCCGGCGGGCACACCAACAAGGGCGTGACGCTGGCGACGCTGCGCCGGTATGTGCCCAACGCGAACGTCGCCGACCTCAAATCGATTTCCAAGGACCTGCTGCGGCGCATTTATCGCAACGGCTATTGGGACGAGGTTTCCGGCGACAGGCTCGCGGCTGGCGTGGATCTCGCGGCATTCGACTATGGCGTCAATTCCGGCCCCGGCGCGGCCAATAAATCGCTGATGGCGGTGGTCGGCGGCACCGATGTCGAGACCGTCAAGAAGCTCTGCGCGCGTCGGCTCGCGATCTACCGGACATTTTCGCACTGGTCGACCTTCGGCACCGGCTGGACCCGGCGCATCGCCGCAGTCGAAGCCAAGGCCGTCGCCTGGGCCTTGGCGGCGATCCCGCATGTGTCTAGCGAAGAAGTGCGGGTCACGCTGGAAAAAAATTCCGACGCGGCCGGCACACAGGCCAAGCGCGACGCGCAGACCAGCGGCGGCGCGGTGGTTGGCACTGGCGCGGGCGGCGCGGCGGCTGTCCCGATCAACGGCGCGCCGATCGGCCAGGCGACCGACACGACCACCGCCTGGATCATTTTCGCAGCTGTCGCCGCCATCGGCGCGGCTGCCGCTGTCATATGGGCGCGCCGCGCCTGGATCAACCGCCTGCGCGCCGACGCCTATGCGGCCGAGGCCTTCGCCACCGGAGAGGCGTAGTCGCCATGCTCGAAGCCATCCTGATCACGGCCGCGACCAAGGTCGGCGCACCGATCGTCAAGTCCATTCTGCAAAATCAGGTCGGCGGCAAGCTCGGCCAGATCGGCGGGGCCGTGATCGACGCGATCGCGGGCAATGCCGGCGTGACGCCGGCCGACCTGCCGAAGCTGACGCCGAAAGAGCTTGAGGTGGCGATCAAGGCAACCGAGGCGCAGGCCCCAGAAATGATCGCGCTGTGGGCGCAGGGGTTAAGCGGGCAGTTCGATCTGCTCAAGGCCGAGCAGGCCGAAGCCTGGTATCAGTCCGCCTGGCGCTGGGGCTGGATGTATCTGCTGGCGGTATTCTGGACCTGCTACGTGCTGGCGTTCCCGGTCGCGGAGGCGATCGGCCTCCCGGTCGAGCGCATCGACCCGGCGATCCTGCTGACGCTGACCACCTGGTTCATCTCGCTCTATATGGGCGGCCA